TAGTCCGTGAGTTTGTCGTCGTGGATATTCATTATTGGGGTGCATGAGTATGACACTTCTTGATCATCTGTGGGCGCTTATAGGTATCTTGGCGCTATGTGAAATAAGTTACAGGCTGAAGAAGCTCCATGAAGTCCTGCACGAGATTTTGATCTGGGTGAAAAGATGAAGCCGAAGCCATGGTCGTTTACGCATTGGGATGAGTTCGTAGCGTGCCCGCGTCTCTTTCACGAGAAGCGTATCGCCAAGACGATTAGCGAGCCCCCATCCCCGCAGATGGCCTATGGCATACGTGTGCATGACGCCTTTGAGAAGCGGCAGAAAGGGAACAAAGAGCCGCTTCCCATTGATCTGGCTGACCATGAACCATTCATGCAGCAGCTGGACAATCTGCATGGAACGGGCTTTGCTGAACTTGAAGCCTGTATGACCATCTCCCTCAAACCCTGCGGGTTTTGGGATAAGGATGTATGGCTGCGGCAGAAGATCGACTATCTGAAGCTGATGCCGAAGATGGCGTATATCGTTGACTACAAGACTGGTAATCCGAACTATCCAAAATTCGAGCAGTTACAGTTGAACGCGTTACAGACTTTCATCGCGCATCCGCAGGTGCAGGCGATCAAGGCTGAGTTCTACTGGACACAGACGCATGAGACCAGCAAGTCGCTCTTGATCCAACGTGATGAGCAGGGCACGCTTTGGCACAAGTTCATACCGGCGCTCAACCAGATGCGCGCCGCTTACGAGACAGAGACGTGGCAGCCTCGCCAGAACTTCCGCTGCAACGGCTTCTGCCCACTCACCGACTGCGAGTTCTGGAAACCGAAAAGGGTTAAATAATGACTACGAAATCTTCAGCCCGTATCACCCTCCACGGCATTCTCAAGGTGTCGGAGCAGCGTAATCTGTCTGATCTGCTCGGCGATTGGGGGAAGTAATGGGCAAGGAAATCCACTATAACAGTGAAGCGAAGGTCAAAGCGACCGTCAAGAAACTTCTCAACAAACATGGCTGGTATTGGTGGATGCCGCCAGCCAACGGCTTCGGGAAGTCAGGCGCGTCTGACTTCCACGCCTTGCGCAAGGGGGCGTTCCTTGCGATCGAAACCAAGTTCGGCGCGAACAAGGCGACGGCGCTTCAGATCGCCCACCTTCAGTCCATTGTCGCTGAGCACGGCATGGGCATGATTGTCAACGAGAAGAACATCGACTGGTTCGCTCGATGGCTGGAGTTGTTCGACAAGGCTGGCGAACTGTTCATGACCAAGGAAAAGTTGTCGGAAGAAGAAGGCTCGGAGTTTCTCAACGCCTACAAGGCGCTGACTGATCCGATCGCCGATAAGGGAGAAGGTGTTTGACCATGCGCAAAGTTATTCAGATCGTAGCCGTGCCGGAAGATATAAACTTCTACCACTCCATGTATGCGCTATGTGACGACGGGACCATGTGGAACACTTCGTGGCTTCCTTCCGGCGAACAGCAGTCGTGGCTACAAGTCGCACCTATCCCGCAGGATGCCGATGAAGTCATCGTTACTTCTGACGATTTAGAGGCGTAAACCTTGCTCATCCATGCTGAAAGCGAGAGCCTGTTCCTGAAGGCTGCTGATCCACTCCAGATCAAGTCGCTCATTCCTGACAGCAAGGTGCTGGCGCGTGACGATTACAACGTCGTGCTGCATCATACTGTTGAGGCGTCGCGGCTGCTGCATAACATTGGGATCAAGTCTCCCGCGCCGATCCGTTGGCGATACCGCTGGCCCGGCCAGTTCACGCCGATGGAGCATCAGATACAGATGGCTGAGTTCCAGACACTTTATAAGCGTGCGTTTAATCTCTCAGAGCCCGGCACAGCGAAAACTGCGCCGGCGCTTTGGGCGACTGACTGGCTGATCGAAACCGGGCGTGTCAAGAAGACGCTTATCTGCGCGCCGTTGTCCACGCTAGAGACAGTGTGGATGGCCGCCGTTTTCAAGTTGCTTCTGCATCGCAAGGCGATCATCGTGCATCGGTCTGAGGGACTGGAGAACCTTCAGATCGATGTCGACTTCTACATCATGAACCATGACGGCGTGAAAATTAAATCGATCGCCGACGCCATTCGTAAAAACCCTGACATCAATCAGATCATTGTCGACGAGGGCGACTTCTTCCGCAACAGCAAGACCGATAAGTATGAGGCGCTAGAGAGGATCATCCGTCCTGACATGCGCATCTGGTGGATGACTGGAACGCCGTGCCCACAAGCGCCAACTGACGCGTGGTCACAAGCCAAGATCGTCAACCCGGCTAGTGTGCCGAAATTCTTCGGCGCGTTTCGCAATCTGACAATGATGGACGTTGGCCATGCGCAGTTTAAGAAGTGGGTGCCGCGTCCTGAAGCTTACGAGATCGCTTACAAGGCGCTCCAGCCGGCGATCCGCTTTACCAAGGATGAATGTCTCGACTTGCCGCCAGTCACAAAGCACGATCTCCAGTGCGAGATGTCCGAGGATCAGGCCAGAACTTACAAGCGTATGCTGGTCGAGATGAAGACTGAGGCCGCGCGCACGCAGATCACAGCTGTCAACGCGGCTGACCGGCTCATCAAGCTGCGTCAGATTTTGTGCGGCAGTGTGAAAGACCCTGAGAGTGAGCGCTACGTGGAACTTCCGCACGCGCCGCGCATTGAGGTTCTGCTGCAAGCGATCAAGTCTGCGAATGCAAAAGTCTATGTCATCGTGCCATTCACTGGCATCATTCACAGCTTGGCGCGGGACATCTCGAAGCACTATTCTGTAGAAGTTCTAAATGGTCAGGTTGCAATGCGCGAGCGCAATCGCATCGTGCAGAGGTTCAAGACACAGGACGATCCGCATGTGCTGCTGTGCCATCCTGAAGTCACGTCGCACGGTCTCGACTTCACTGAGGCTGATACGATGATCATGTATGCGCCGATCTATTCGAACGCACAGTTTGGTCAGGTCATCGAGCGGTTCAACAGGCCGGGCCAGACACGTCACATGCGGATCATTCGGATTGGTGCCAACCCACTTGAATGGAAGATGTATGCCGTGCTAGATAGTAGACGTGAAACGCAGAACAACATCCTAAGTTTGTTCAAGTCAGCCGTGGAGGGCTAAGATGAGCACGTTTGTTTCTTGGGCGATGGCCTATTGTGCAGCGGTTACAGCGTTCCTGTCGTTTGTCTACTCAAGTGACACACTCAAGGGCGCGACCAACAGAATTTTGTTAGCAGTCTTCACAATAGGGCTGGCGATCTACACAAAGCAGTGAAAGGAGCATGCCGTGGCAGGTATCGAAGATGTCAGCGATGACGAGATCGTCAGCGCATACTTGAATATCCGTAAGGCGCGGGCTGAGGCCAACAGCAAGGCCAATGAGACCGACGCCGACTTCAAGCGCAAGCTGGATATGCTTGGCGCGGAATTGTTGCGACGCATGAACGAGCGCCACAACACTAAGTTTGGAACCACATTCGGCACGGTCTATCGCGAAGAAGATTTCAAACCGAGCGCGGAGAACTGGACCGAAGTCTACCATTGGGTTATGGATGATGCGGTCGACAAGGCGCTGGAGCAGACAGGTCTCGCCGCGTCTATCGTGGAGACTGTAAAAAATGCGTTCAAGGCGGTGACGCCTGAGCGCTTCGAAATTCTGGAGAAGCGTCTGAAGAAGACGACGATCGCAGAATACATGAAGGCCAACGCCACTCTCGACGAAGAGACCGGCGAGCGTCTTCTTGGCGCACCCCCGCCCGGTGTGAGAGTGCTGCGTGAGTATGTGGCCGTTGTTCGCGTGAACAACAAAAACTAAGCGAGAGATACAGATGTCAAACGTCCCGACTTTGTTCAAAGGTAAGCAGGCCCCGGCAATCCCGAGCGCTCTGTGGAATAAGTTCAACGAGGAAATGCGGAACATCGCGGACAGGCAGACTGTTCCCAGCCTGTCGCCCGGTGGCAAGAAGTGGACGGTCAGCCTCAACGGAGAGAAGACTGTCCTGCGCAAGAAAGACAGTGACGGCGATCTGGTCGAGATGACCACTCTCAAGGTCATCGTCGTCGGCGTCAATCCGAACCGTTCGCGGTCGATGTATGAAGGCCCGTATGTCGAAGACGACCCCAAGCCGCCAGTCTGCTGGTCGAACGACGGGATCAAGCCTGACGCCTCGATCGAAAGCCCGAAGTGCTCTACCTGCAAAGTCTGTCCAATGACGGTCAAGGGGAGCAAGACGGACGAACGCGGTATGGCAGTCGCGGCGTGCCAGCAGATGAAGTTTCTCGCTGTGCTCCCTTATGCCGGCAAGATTTGGGAGCAGCCGCTGCGCCTGAAGCTGTCGATCACGTCGGTTTATGACGGCAAGTCGCCTGACCTTCAGAAGGAAGGCTGGTATGCGTGGGATCAGTATGTCGAGATGCTGCGCTCCAACGGCATTCACAATACCGCGCTCGTCGTCACCAAGATGAAGTTCGATCCGTCGCCGGGGATCAACTATCCCAAGATCATCTTCAGCGCGGACGACTACTGCTCGACAGAGCAGCTGGAGTTTCTTGCCAAGCTGATCGAGGAGCGCAAAGAAGATATCGATGGTCTCACCTCGCGCATCTGGACGCCAGCCGGTGTGGATGGGGTGAAGGCTGACGAGCCTGCGGCAATCGCTGCGCCGGCTGAAGAGGAAGAGGCTTCGGCTCCCGATCCGGAAGCTGCCGCCAAGGCTGAGAAGGCTGCGACGAAGGCGCGCAAGGCTGCCGAGAAGAAGGCCGCTGCCGAGGCTGCCGCCAAGGCTGCTGAGGCTGCCGCTGCCGCTGCGAAGGCCGCCGCTGAAGACGATGACGACGATGACGATGGCGAGGATGGTGAGATCATCATGCCCGGTGAGATCATCAACGCCAAGCCGATCACCATCGAGCAGAAGAAGCCTGCCGCCGAGAAAAAGAAGACGACACCTCCTGCCGCCAGCGCTGACGTGCCGGATGCGCTGAAAGCGCTCGTCGGCGAGTGGGCGAACACTTAGTTCTTGCCGATGAGCTAAGTCCGACACATAATCACGCCCCGCCGATCGTGCGGGGCGTTTCCTTCTCCGCACTTGTTTGAGGTTCCTCATGGTCGACAAAGAAGCCCTTGCGCACTTTGACAACATTATAGTTCGTCGCAAGTCGGAAAATCCAAAGAAAGCATTTGGCGACTTGAAGCCTTCAGCTGCTTACGCGCCGATGAACACGATGCTTCCTGTCTACCGCGTGTTCGAACTAGGGGCGAAGAAGTATGGCAAGAAGAACTGGCGTAGACAGCCGGTGGATGTAGCGACATATTATAGCGCGGCTCAGCGTCATCTTGTGCAGTTTTTCGAATATCAGGAAGACATTGATAATGAGAGCCAGCAGTCACACTTGGCGCATGTGATCGCCTGCTGCATGATTGTAATGGATGGACTGGATCGCAAGTCGATTATCGACAACCGAGATGAGAGTGAAGTTCTGACGGGTAAGCTATCACAAAACTCAGTAGATTATCTGGACTCCAGAGAGCCGATGATCGACCCTAAATAAACGGAAACGCTATGACGCCGGCAGAATTTCTCAAGGCTGTATGGCCAGAGACAGGGCTATACTGCATCGCCATCCCCGGCGATAAAGGCTATAAGCATTACGTGCGGGACACGCTTGCGCGTGCGCTGCACATTGTCGATCAGCATAAGAACACTGACAACGTGTTCTTCTGTGTCCATGCCTTGAAGGAAGAGAAAATCTGGGACGCGGACAAGCGCGACCCCAAGACCGGCGAACTAGGCGCGTGGCGCAAACGCTGCCAGCGTAACATGCGCGCCGCGCGCTGCTTCTTCTTCGATCTGGACGTAGGCGACAGCACGTCGACTGTCCCGAAGTATCCGACGCAGCTTGAGGCCATGCAGGGGCTGATCGCTTTCTGCACCAAGGCGAAGCTGCCCAAGCCGCTTGTGGCATCGTCTGGCGGCGGTCTGCATGTGTATTGGCTGCTGACCGATGAGCTGCCATCCGATGAGTGGCACACGTATGCCATCAAGCTGCGCGCCGTGGCCCTTCACTACGGGCTGCGTCACGATCCCATGCGGACAGTGGACACGGCGTCGATCCTGCGCGTGGCAGGGACGTTCAACCACAAGAAAGAGCAGAAGCGCCCGGTCGAAGTTCTGGTGCCGGGCCAGCGCACGCCGACAGGAGAGTTTCTCAAGCTGCTGGATGACGCGGTCATCCGCACCGGCATAACAGTTAGACAATCGCCGCGCTTCCCGCAGATGCCGATCGATAGCGGCCCGGCTGCACTCTTCGAAGACAACGTCTCTCAGAACGTCTCAGGCTTGCCTCCACCTGACCTGATGGCTGTCCTGAAGGGATGTAAGATGAGCCAAGAGATCATCGCGGCAAAAGGCGATGTTCCTGAGCCTGTCTGGTTCCACTTCCTGAACCTCCTGCGCTTCGTTGAAGACGGGCGTAAGTTTGCGCACAAGTGGTCGTCGGCTGCGTCAGACAAATACTCTTTTGAGAAGACTGAAGAGTATCTGGACAAGCTTGAAGCCAAGCGTTTCGAGAATGGTCGGAAGATGGGGCCGACGATGTGCGCTCGGCTTGTCGAGGCCATGGGTACGGACAGCCCATGTCAAGGCTGTCAGTTCGCGTCCAAAAACTCCACTCCCATCCATGCTGCTCGCTGCTTTGACGAAGCACCCGCGCCTGTAATTAGTGTGCAGGGGCTGGAAGATGTCGTCATAGATATCCAGCTACCTCCCCCGCCGAGACCCTTCGCGCGGTTGAAGACCGGCATTGCTGTGACAATGCAGAATGGTGATAACAAGGAAGAAACTACGATTATCTATGAGAACGATCTGATCCCGATCCAGCGGCTGATCAATCGTCAGCACAAGACGGAACAGATGGTATGGCAGGTGACGCTGCCGCGAGAAGGCGAGCATCGCTTCATTCTGGACGCCAACGCGCTGTATGATCGACAGAAGTTCACGAACGTATTATCTAATAACGGGATTTATCCTAAGATCGCAAACCTCACACAAGTGCAGGAATACATGGTCTCCTACATCAAAGAACTTCAGCGGATCGCTGATGCTGACCATCAGGTCAATCACCTTGGATGGGCGAGCGAAGACTTCGATGCGTTCATCCTGCCCGATCGTATTATAACCTCAGACGGCAAGTCGAAGCCTGTGTCCCTGAGTAAAGGTGTGGTTCGATCATCGCAAGACCTGTTCAGGAAAGGCTCTCTGCGCAAGCAGATCGAACTGCTCAAGTTCTATGATCATCCTCAATACATCGCTCACCAATACTTCATAATGAATGCGTTCGCTGCGCCTATGTTCCACGCGACAGGCCATAACGGCTGTGTCGTCCATGCGTGGGGTGAGACTGGCGCGTCGAAGTCGACGGCGCTTTACACGGCCGCCTCTGTGTGGGGCCATCCGCGTAACTACCCCATGAACGGCACGAAGCATGGCGCGACGGAGCGGGCGCGCATGGAGCGCATGAACGTGCTCGCCAACCTGCCAATCATGATCGACGAGATCACGCATCTGGAGAGCACCGAGGCGCACGCCTTGGCCATGGGTATCTCGCAGCCCGGCACGCGCATGCGGCTTGAAGGCGACGGCACGGAGCAGCAGAAGCGTGAGAGCTACAAGGCGACCATTATGTTGTCGACAGCCAATAGCTCGCTCCATAGCTTGTTGGCGATGCAGAACACAGCCGGAACGGCCAGCTCGATGCGCGTCATCGAGATGGTGATGCCGAAAACATACGTCCATAAGAAGTGGGATGCTGACGACTTCCTGCTGGAGTTGTCAGAAAACTTCGGCCATCTCGGCGAGATATTCGTCGCGGACATGATGCGGGATCGCTCCTATGTTGAGCGTGTCAGGGCGCTCGATCGAGAAATCTCGATGGCGGCCAAGCTGTCTGGCGGCGAGCGCTTTCATGGTGCCAACATAGCAACGGTTGTGGCTGCTGCCGAGAGGTCTCGGCGCATGGGGCTCACTTATTTCGATCCGGACCTGCTGAAAAAGTGGGCGCTCACGGTCCAGCTCCCCGCCATGCGGGGTGTGGTGACGCAGGAGTATGCAGGGTCTGGCGATCTGCTGGCGGCCTTCCTCGATCATATCGACGGGAACATCCTCGTTACCAGCCCCGGTGGATCGGCCATCGACACGTTTATCCATGTGGAACGCGAGCCGCGAGGTCAGCTGTTGGCGCACTACGACATGGGCGAGAAGGTGATGTATGTGACCAAGCAGCCTTGGAAGCATTACTGCGCCCGCATCGGCGCGAACGCTACCCAAGCTCTGAGAGAGTTGGCGTTGGAGCGTGACAGCGCCAATCGTCTGCTGATCAAGAATACCAGCTACAGGCGAGTTCTGGGAGCTGGAACGAAGTGGGGGAAGCTGCCTAGCGCTTGCTTTATCATCGATATGCGCCATGACTCGGTCGTCACGCGGGCGGAAGGCATTCGCCATGAACTGCGGAAAGATAATCCGGACTTGCCAACCGTCCATTAGTAGATTAGATGTGGATCATCTGTCGCCTGTATCTCGTGGCAGACCATCGGGCATTTAGGGCCGTGCAGGTGTTTGCCCCACCCGCACGGCCCGCGTCATTTTAAGGCATGGTGTCGAAGATGCTGGCCCGTCTGGGCTGTTTTGGCTCGTTCAGCTTCGGAAGCCCGATGGTCGGCGTCGAGATCGTGGGCGGCTTGGTGGCCATGCCGAGTGGCCGGCCTAGCGTTGCTTGGCCATATCGATTGACTGAGGGATTGTCCCACCCGCCACGAGGCTGGACCATCAGCTTACCGGGCTCTGCGTCCTGATCGTATTGCCAGTCTTCAGCCATCACCTTCGCCCGGCCAAGTCCGAACTGGCTCATCGCTGTCTGAGCGTCCCGATAACCAATGTCGGACTGCGCCTGCGGCCCGAGCCACTTGGTCTGCTCATTGGTGTGGCCGGTCATGGCGTTGTAGTTGGCAATGCGGGCCGGCGTCAGTCGAGCCTCGTCAGCCTGCGCGGCTACGGCAGCCTCCGCTCGGATCATGTCGGCGTCTGAGTTCTGGCCAAGGATCGAATACTTCCGGCTGAGCCATGCGTTGAAGTCGACCATCGTTAGACACTCGCGTTGAAGTTGTGGTTCTCGTTGTAGCTCTCGGAAGCCGAGCCAGAGATGCTCGCCGACGAAGAGACCGAGCTGCTCCAGTGAATGGCGTTGAGAGCCGCCGCGCCGAGCTGCGCTTCGACCTGCGCCCCGACTTTAGCAGCGTCGGCGATGATCTGTCTTGTGGAGATATACGCCTCGGCGTTCATTTTCGCGGCCTGCACGCCGATCTCGGCGACGCGCTCGCTCTGCTCCAGCGCGACCTGCCACTGCTTGGTCAAGACGTCGTTCCACGATGTGGTAGCTGCGACTTCCGCTTTATAGGCTTCGGTCAAGACCTGATTGCTAAGCGCGATGGCCTGCGCCTGCGCACTCTGGGCTTCGACCTGAATTTTGAAGGCTTCCCACTGCTCGATGTAAGCTTTCAGAAGACCTTCAAATTCCGCGATGTTGGCGTCGACAATCTTCGCCGCCGCGTCGACGTTGGCCGCATAGGCTTCTACCTGAGTTTTGTAGGCTTCGTTTTTCGTCGCCTCAGCTTGCACGGTCGCCTTGTAGCCTTCGACCTGCGCCGTGTAAGCGTTGATCTGACCAACGTAAGCTTTGATCTCTTCGCCAAAGATTTCGATCTTCAGCTTTTCGATCTCAGCCTTGGTCTGGATCGCGCTAAGCTGCGCCTTGTATACCTCGATATTTAGTTCGGCCGCCTCGATCTGCGTTTTATACTGCTGAACGAGCGACGTGTTCATGTCGACTTTCAGCTTTTCAGCTTCAATCTCGGTTTTATAGACTTCCACAAGCGCGATCTGGGCACGTATTTCAGCCTCGTAAATCGCCACTTTCGTTTTGTAAGCTTCCAGATAGGCGACGTATGCTCGGACTTTGGCATTGTAAATCTCAATCCCGGCTTGCGTCATGTATTTGCAGCTCTCGAACCGTCGCTGCTCGGTTGAGTTGAGATAGTCGATCAGCTTGCTTTCCAGCGCGATGGCGCTGTCCGTGGCCTTGCTGATGTTCTCCAACATCAGCTCAGCCTGCTTGATCATGATCTCGCGGTTGACGCCTTCGTTGGTATACTGCGTCTCCGTCTGGATTTTGATGCGGGCGTCAAGCCACACGCCTGGCGGGAGGGCGTATCCAAGCCCCTCCATTCGATCCAGTTCGGCCAGTGCGTCTGCTTGACCGCGATAGCCACGTTCCCGCGCCCGATCCCACAGAGCGTTCTCTACGGCTGGCGGCAGCCCGGTCTTCAGGCCGTTCAACCGATCGGTCAACGTGGTCTGGAGCTGCGTCAGCAGGTTCGACGTGTAGGGAGACCCCGGCACATATTCGATAATGCTCGGCTCGGCCGCGACCAGCGCAGGGATGTTACTGTCAGGCGCAGTCGGCATGGTGACGCCATCGAACTGCACAGTCGCAAGGGTCAGGAGATTGGGGGGTGACGGTAGCGTGAAACTGAGCGTCGGGTAATCGTAATTGGTATCGATCGCCGGCTGATCCGGCGCGGGCTGCGAGAAGACCGCTGGAGCCGTGCCAAAGTTCAGCGTCGGCGGCGATGTGTCGAACGGGCCGGGAAGAATGCCGTCGACATTCAGCGTCTCAGTAAACGAACCGGGCGACGGAGGCGTCGTGAAAGTGAACGTGCTGAAGCTCGGCAGAACCGGAACAACCGGCTGCGGCGGCGTCGTGACAGTAGGGAAGACCGGCGTGATGACTGGCGGAACGATCGTTGCGACCGAGCCGTATAGCGCCGTGATGAAAGCATCCGCGACAGCTGTGCGCTGGAGCGCGAAGTCATACATCTTGCCGGCGTCGCCATAAGACTTGCCGGCTGTCTGAGTGTAGATGTCAACGGCTGTCGTCACGTCGCCTTCCCCCTAAGTCTGGCAGATTACATGAGCTTTGCGACTACGCCAACATCTTAATCTCTTTCATCTTGACGCCGATAATGAAGCTGTCGATCTCCCGCCCTGCGATCTTCAGAAGGGAGGTGATCTTTTCAGTGATGTTTACATCATTCGCATACATATACATATCAAGCTCATATTCTGGATATTCACGATCATATGTGACGTAAACCGCTCGGAACGAAATGTCTCCGTTTGAAGCATAAGCAAGTCCGAAAAAATCATATGTGACAGGAACAGGGATATCCCAGACCTGATTAGACGAGGGGTATTCGATTGGCGCTTCATAAGGCGAATAAATATATGTTTTGCCGGATAGAGGGTCTAACACTCCTTCCGTATACCCTGTGTATGACCCATACGTATACTGCACCATTTTCCAAGGGTGATTTACATCAGGAACGGGAGGGAAATTTAGCGTATAAATCCAGCAATCATTGAGAGCGTTTAGCTTTCCTTTTTGATAAGTGAAGCTAACAGAAAACTCTCCCCAGCGTAATTTCGTATTAACTACTTCTGTCTTTACGACAGAAGTCTTCTCAAAATAATTCCAGTCGAGATTATACGTGGCCTCAAGCGGAAGATTTCTAATTATGTCCAGCCCTTTTTCAGCGCTTGAGACTGAGACCATAAGTGACATCTTCGCAGAAGCCTTAATTATGGAGCCGTTATGCGTATACGCAGGCCCGCTTGGGTTTGTGACGTTATATATATCTCTGGTAATGGTATTGTCGACACTATCGCCTTCTTGAGTATCGGTAAAAAACGTGTAAAACCTTGGCCAATAAGCATCCGAATAAATAGTTGTCGGAGGTGTAAACCCGTCAGAGGTATACGTCCAAATAGCCCCGTCATCAGTATGGTCAATCGAAGCGGTATACGTGTCGGCCGTAGTATAGTATGGCTCTACCTCTGACGCGTTGATATTCATCGATGCGGTTCTAATATCGACAATTCTGACTCCCGGTGGAGGATACGTAGGCGGCTTGGTTTTATGGTCAAATGCGTTGCCGAAAGTTATGCCTCCATACATACGGCTATCAGCATCGACGCGTGACCACGCGCAATTCGTCGCATACTGCGACCGCTCGATCTCTATGGTGCCGTCCGACTTCTTCACGAAGTCGAATTGATCCCCGTTGAGATAAAACGTATCTTCTGCCCCATTGAACAGGGGCGGCACAATCGGCCACTGGCTGGGAGGTGTGATAGCGTCGCCGACATCGTCGGTCGCCGGACCAAGATCGGTGATCCCTCGCTTATTCGTGTATGTCGTCTGAGTAAACGCGCCTTTGAAAAGGCTATCAGACAAGTTCGTAAAATAATATCGCGTCTTTCCGGCGACCGAATACATGCCTTTATATTCGCCGCTCTCAATAAGATCAAAGCCTAGAGATGTCATCGCGAGTTGGCGACCTTTCGCCAACTTCATGCTGCATGACTGATGTTTAGAGTAATACCCGTAAACATCTTTGTTAGGGTCAAGCGAAATTGCGCCGTTCCAGTTACTCTCGGTCAAGTCTTTCTGATAGGCCAGATCGAAGTCTTCGCCGGTTTCCATCCATCTTTTTACGGCTTCAACATCGATCGCAGCGATCTTGTGCTTGCTATAAAAGATCAGCAGCATGTCACCGCCCGGCTTAAACTTCTTGAGCAGCTCAGGAGAAGGATAAAGTTCAACCACGACAGTCTCCTTCGCGTTATTCACATTGTAAGTAATCCGTAGACCGGGCAGCGTATATTGCGTGTTGCTGACTTCGGTGACGCCGAGCTGATGATTGTGCCGTTGGCCTTGAACGAACCAGCGGATGTCAGGCGCGAAGTCTTCCGCCATCGTCTTGGCGACGGCGTCGGCTGTCCGGAAATCGATATGCCCCCACTCCCCCGGTGGAAGCCTGACAATCATATCGACATTCGTCGGCGCACGAATGGTCTCAGGAAACAGCTCAGCCGCTTTCTCAAGCGGGAGCTGGAAATGCTTGCCGATCATGCCTCACACCCGGCGCTGCGCTACGATCGGGACAAACTCAACCGTGTCCAGATCAAACTCCTGTCCGACACTCTCCAGCTCGAATGCGATGTAGCGGGTGCGAATACCCTTGGCGACACGCACCTTCGTCGAGTTCATGGAATTGGCCTTGACCTGATAGACCCTCACCAGCCCGTCACCAGTGATGATCTTGAACAGGAAGTTGCCTGTGCCGTGAATACCGAGATAGGCCGCAGAGAGCGACGTGAGCCGCGTCACGCCGAACTGTGCGAAGCCGCTGCGCACGTTGGTGATGAAGTTCGTGCCGTCGTCGTCTGGACCGTCCAGCTCGTAAAGACCTTCGGCCGACGCCGCGACGAAGCGGTTGACCCCAAGCTTGGCGAAGCTGTTGAAGCCGTAATTAGTGTATTCGCTGACCGCGCCGGTTCGCGTATTGATCGCCCACGTCGTGATCGTGTTGTTCTGGATGTAGGCCGCCGAGAGCTTGATGCCCTCATTCACCGCGACGTTCCAGAATATCCAGTTCAGGGACAACTCGTCATCGACGCTGAGGCTTTCATCCACGTCGGCACGCAGAAGGAAGTAAGGCGAGACGCTCCCGGCAAGGCCGATGCCCTCCGAGACCGTCTTGGCCCATGTAGGGGTAACTACGTAGCTTGACGCAAGGCCGACGCCTTCGCCAACCGCTCCGGAAATCGCGCGGCTCAGGATCGGATTAAGCCTGATGACTTCTGAGATGACAGGAGCGTTGGTCGACTTGACGCCAAGTGCGGCTGCGAGGCCGAGCCGTTCGGCGACTATTGTGCCGACTGCCACGGTGACTGCGCCGGCAATCCCGACGCCTTGTGAGATCAAAACAGGAACAGCCGGGGTAAGCGCGTCATGCAGTCTGGCAGCTTCAGATATGGTCAGGCCGTATTTCCAGTTGGGTGTGGCCGCGCCAAGAATGCGGACAGTTTCTGCGACTACTGCCCCCGGTCGATACGCATAGCTGATCGCGCCGGCAATTCCGAGCCCGAAGCTCCCGGTCAAGTTGTAAGCAGTTGCGAGAGCATCATGCTGCTGGATGCTCTCGCTGACTGTGATGGAGATGCTCTTTACGAGCGTCTTGGTCGTGGATACGGTCGCCGTGTCGTTTTGGTTATACTGCACCATGTGACCGTATCCTCAGACCATTAGACGGACGAGCCGGTGAAGGCGTAGGTCAGCAGCAGCTCATCGCCACTGTCGACTGCCTTGGACGCCGAGAAGCGCGAGGCCGCCATCAGGACGCCGGTCGTTCCGCTCTTGGTCGACGACTGCGCAAGGAACGCGCCATAGACCGTCTTCGTCGCGTTGAAGACGAAGGATGCGCGGCTCGCCGCGTTGGTCGTGACTTTGGCAGCGGCGGCAGCCTCGACATACGCCACGCGCGTCGAGCTGGCATAGGCCGTGCATTCCGTCGAGTTAGCCGTGATGTTCGCACCCGTGTCAGTGCTTACCGGCGTGTAGTTCCCTTCGAAGACGCCAAGATACCACGTCGTCACCTGCGCCGACGCATGGAAGACGACATCGAGCAGATGGTTCAGCCCTTCGTCCACGACGATGTTATGATCGACAAAGTCGTCGATGATCTTGTCGCCACGGTGCCAGACGCCATCGTCGTCGAAGTAGCCGCCTCGAATGATCGTGCCGTGGAAGATACCGCCGAATTTGGCGCTGTCAGGAACCATTAGCCCCGATGCGCGGCGAGAAAAGTTCTCATCCATTCCAAGTCTCCATGATGGGCCGCGCTGCGGCTTCGACACTCATTATCTACCAGATCGTTACTTATAGAACAATCTCCTGCTTATCCTGATTAGACGCAGGAACATTCCGTGAGTTGACCGCTCCAGACGTTGTGCTTGCGGCTGTCAAAGTTGTGTAAGCTCGTCTAACTAAGAAGCCGAGTGTGAGCTGCGTAACTTGAAGTGTCAGCGTAAAGTTCTTGGCGATCGAGCCGACATTATCGACAGCGGCAAGCAGTGTAAGCTGCGCGGACTTAGCGATCGAGCCGACGTTATCGACGGTGGCAAGCGCTGCGACCTGATACACGCGAGGATAGATCAGACCGATAAAGGCTGTCACCGATGAGGTGACATCCATATAGAGATCGACAAGCAGATTAAGTGTAGGCGTCACCACCACTTGTGCTAATGCGAAGATGGGAAGCGCCTTCGTCAACGTCGTGGTAGGCATCACGTCGGCAGTCTGAACGAGGCTGACATGCTTCGTAAAGTTTGGAAGCGTCGTAGCGATAGCTACCAGCAGCAGGTCTCTGATCAGAGTGGCAAGCGTCGTAACCACTGTCACAGATGCGGAAAGACTGAGACTAACCGCCTGAGCAAACGAGTTGGCTACACCGACTAGAGCAGTCTGCACAAGATTTACGGTCTGGGTCAAAACTACCGTCGTCGAGACAGTAGCGTCTAGCGCTACCTCGTAGATTGCATGAACCGGCCCGAACGTCGAAAGCGCGGCAACTGCGTCACTGGTAGCTGTCCGCACAAACGCAACTTGCTTCAGCAATATAACGCCGATCGTGTTTAACGCTTGAAGCCTCATAGTGCCTGCGGCCCGCTTTGTGCGAACCGTGCTGACACCTCCTACAAGTCGCATCTTAACCTGTATCTTTTTATTCTTCCCCTGCCTGCGCGGCGTGTTCGTGTATATGAAGTTGTGAACGAGGATCGGCGTGGCCACTAGCACCATCGCCAATGTTCCTCCTGCCTGTTTCAGGATCGCAACAGCTGTAGGAGTGGCAATAAGTGTGCGTAGTCGCGTGATGGCACGTGCCAACATGCCGACAGTTGTAACTGTCGCGAGGTAGGATCGCAGCAGAGCCGCGCCGCTAACAAGACTGATCGTCGGCGTTTCTACAGCTGTCATCACCATCTGCACATCCTTCAGAATAGTCGCAGAAGGTAGGACAGTGTAACGTATTGCAGTCTTGAGGATCGCAAGCGGACCATGGATTGCCTCAGCAAGCGCAGTCGCCAGAAGAGAGATCAATCGTGTTTTGTCTAGCGTCCCGACTGTAGAGGCTGTCGCCTGTATCATCGTGTCTACAAGGAGTGTAAGACTATTCACCGATGTTATCGTCAGTGATTTAATGGCGTCGATCTGCTTACCCAGCGTCAAAGACGCTGTGACAACAGCAGTCAGTAGAGTCGTGCGAACAGTGTTGATGAAGCCTTCATGTGCGACGGACGTTACAAGGATAATCCTTGCATGGTTGATTAAGGCTGCTACATGATCCGACGCAGCCTGCGTCAACAGCTGAGCGATTTTGACGATAGAGGCGGCCACGCTGCTCGTGGCAAGACGGGAGAGATTGACGTTGATTACATTAATCGCCGATGCCGTCACAGTCGCAATAAGCACAGCTCCGTAAGATGAAATCATGGAGCTAACTGATGTTACTGTCGCAAACAGGTTGCGCGAGATGGCGATAAGCACACTGACGACAGACGTAAGTGAGACAAGCTTGGTAAGCTGAGCCCTGAACTGCGTGGTCGCAGTTGTCGTGATTGTCGCCGCGCCTGACCATAGCGTAGTCGATCCTGTCTCGTCAGGAAGACTACCGAGCGGAGCGTCGCCAAGAGGATGATGGCCTAACACCTATTAGCGCCTTCCCCTAGTATCGCGCCGCCCTCCAGCAGGAAGTTCCTGTATATTGCCTGCGCTATCAAGGACGAGAGGTAAGAAGTTGCTCATCGTTCAGCCTTTCACTACGCCGTGGTGTTCGAAGTAGTCATCCAAGACATTACATGGCCACGTGCGTTTCTGCCGGGGAGATTTAGGTAGCCTGCAAAGCCGACTTGGTCTGGCGTAATGAACGTCCCTACTGACTCGCTAAAGAGGTTCGTAAAGTTCCACCCGTCAAATGTGTAGTCAAAATACAACGTCCCCCCGCCGCCGCTGTTTCGAAGACGCAACCATACCGGACAAACGGCATTTCCGGTGTTAATAGTTATGCTAGAAACTTCTGACGAGAATGTTGTCGGATTCGACCATTTTTCAACACGAATAGTTGAGCCTCCGGAAGTGTAATAAGTAGATACCCCCATCAACTGACTGCCCGTAGAGCTACGAAACATCATGCTAAAAATGCTTGTATTTGCAATCTGTGAATCAAAGTGCATTAGCGCAATCACGCTATACGGTGTTGACGGCTGCGATGTGAACAGCCCTCTCATATTATTCGACCCGTTGTGCGGGACAGAGAGCAAAGCCGGGGTTCCCGCACCGCCGACTTGAGTGATAGTTGCCGTCCCCTGATTAACCCATGTCCACCCGGTAACGTCGGGAGGAGGTTGGAAAAACCTTGCAGACCGACTAAAGTCCGAATTTCTTACACAGTCCCACAGTGACCCGTTCCACACCAACGTAGCATCCTCGCCGTTCACCTTCAGAACGACAGACGACGCTCCTGTAAAATTCGACCCGTCCACATTAGACGAGCCTGAAATCGTCAGGTTATTCGTGCTAAACGTGCCACGCGCGTCAACAACTCGAATTGTGTCTCCGGTGTTTCCAGATGGGAGAGTGACTGTGATCGCGCCAGATGTCGTATCGCAAAAGTAAGTATACCCCGCCGCGGCCGTAAAACTCGATGTCTTATACTGCTCTATCGAGTAGGTGCCGCCTGAAACAAGAACAGGGTCTTTCGTGCTGAAGACCATCAGCTCGGTCGAAGACAGTGCTCGCCCAACCTTGACGACATACTGACCCGCCGTCGAAGGGCTCGTTGTCGTCAGTTTACCAGCCGTAGCGGCGTCGAGATAATACAGCGACCCTGCGGTCAGCCCGCCGCTGCCGCCTGTCACGGCGTCCCATTGCGTTGTCGTAGCTTTAAGAACGCCATCCGGCTTGATAAGACCGAGAGAACTTGCAGATGTTGACGCTTCGTAGGCCAGCCCGACAACAGCGGCGGTTGAAGCTGCATCAGCCTTCGCACGCTTGACAGTATCCGCTGCGCTTACATAAACAGGCGCACCAATGACAATCGCAGCGCTAGACTCGCCGTTCGTCGCAAGCAGCGTCTGGTCCAGCTCAGCCGAACTGGCCCCGATATAAACGCTGACCGCCGACGTGAAGTTGACGGCTGCGTTACTGTTCGTGCTCTCGATGATCTTAGTTCTGACAAACTTCGGGCCGGTCGAGCTATACGTGGCAATGCCCCGTTCGATCGAGTTACCCTCTTTCGCGACATAAGGGACCAGATCATTGTTGGCGACACCTGCGGCAGCCGGCAGTCGATTTCCGGTCGTAGCCGCGTCGATCGTAAAGTCTCCTGTGCCCGGCGTGCCGGACACAGTGAACTTGACAAAGTTTGCCAGATTAAGGCGCATTGGCGCAGACCTTTTTGGTTACAGTTAGATCGACAGATTAGCGATAAACTGCTGCAAGGCCGCAAGACTTGCGGCCTCGTCGTTTTGAGCGCTCACTTGAGCCGCAGTCGCCGTAGTAAGCGCTGCCTGCGCAGCCATAACCGCATCCGTGGCTTGAGTATTCGCCTCGATCGCGAGATCGAGTGCCGCTTTCTTCGCGCTCAAGTCATTCACCAAGGCGTTCAACTGGTTGAGAGCTGCTTGATCAATAGCCATTGTTTCCACTCCTGCATTGCCCAGAGGTGCTGCGCCCAGAGGGTGAAATCCGAGCATTGGCTGCCCTTACTGGAACTTGGTTTGCGCCGTGAACTGGATACTGTCGCCATTGGACAGGTTCACGACCGTAAAGCTCGCATACCAGCACATATTGCCGCCCGTAGGAGGCGAGCCAGAGCCAGCGGCGTCGAACAAGCCAAGCTCAGTAATGGCGCGAGTTCCGGCAGCCGTAATAATCCCCTGAACCTGCAAGGTATCATTGGTCACGCTGGTCGTCTGCTGCGAGACCGTGCCAGTCGTGCGGCCCTCCGTCGTGCCTGTCGTCGAGCCAAGAACATTGCTGGACGCGCCGGGATCGGCACCCGTGCCCCACTGCATGTATTTAAAGATCGACGTGTAGGCGAGCAGCGCCGCCGTCACATTCGCGAAACCGTTGTTCTGAAGACGAATAGCCATGGTTTACCCCTTTCCGATCAGCCGGAGGAATTTGCGCCAGCGAACTTCCCACGCAGGCATCTTGGAGCTGGCGACCACTCCAAGTTCCTCCTTCGATCCATCCGCACGGACGATCGTCATGTGAAGCTCAGACGAGACAGGGATGAGCCCTGCAATCGCGCCAGTCTTCGGCATCTCGATGTCAATCTTGCCAGTCATTACTCACCTCTCAACGTGAAAGCACACGCGGCGATCGTCAGATCGGCCGTTGCCGGCGCGTCGACCTGAAGCACGTCGCCGGGGAAAAACTTGGTAGCAGTCTGAAGCGTGAAGGTGACAGCCCCCACGATGCTGATGGCGATCGTGCCGATCTCGACGCCGTTCTTCTTGACGGACGCAACCCAATTCGACGCCGGGTTAACGCCGCAGCGAGCACGCGAGCCCTCGAAATTTTTCTCGATCGTGAAGGCGCTGATGACATCGTGGATGATGAGTGTCTCACCCGGCAGCGGCGGATAGTTAAACCAGAAGCCGATCTTGTAGAGCGACGGACTAACCGTAACGACGGGCACGCCGGGCGGCGTAATAAGTGAGATGCGGTCCACCTCGCGAACGATCTCGGCGTCGACATAGTCGCCGATGCGGGCGCTGTCTGTCGGCGTGCCCCCGCTTTCGATCGCGGTCACAAACTGGCTCATGCCGTCCTGATGACGATACATCGATGCAGCAGCGCGCCCGGCCGGAAAGATAAAGTCAGGCTGCGTCAGATTGAACATCTGCCCGCCATCAAAGCCTGCGACCATTCCTTCATCTGTCATGAAGACAACGGCGTTCTTTGAAGGCGGAACTTGGTCCTGTATCTGAGGCTTCAAGTATTCTGCTGGCATGGAGAGCATTGAGCCCTTCAACATGCCGAAGCTGGCAAGCGGGATACGCTTCATCCCTTCAGCGTGAATGCCGCTCAGGAACCAGATGTCGTGCTCAGTCCCAACATACACACCATCCGTCACAGCGCCTATGCAAACGACAGGATGCTCAAACTGATAGAAGTTACGTGTGCGATCGACGTAGCTGTAGTTATACAGCATCGTCAGCCACACTAGCGTGTCTTGGGCAAGATAGATGCGTCCCTGAAAGTATGTCAGAGCAGACGCCATTCGCGGCTTTCCAAGCCACAAGCCTCTAATCTCAGGAAGTGTGTCAGTAGGATTAACTACCGGAGAGAGCCACAAGCCCTGATCCGTGTAAGCTCCCCAATCTGACACAATGCCATTCTTGATCCGTCCGGACACTATCGGAGACGTGAAGAAGACTTCTCCTGCCGCCTCGACATAGGCAAGCGGCTCAGAGCCAATACCTGACTTCAACGGGATAAAACTGAAGTCTGGGTTAAGAACGCCAAGCACGTCAGACTTAACAACATAAGTCGCATTCGACGCTGTAAACAGGCTATGGCACGGCTCAGCAATCTTTTTGGCGTATCCACGCCGTGATCTTATCTGCCCGGCATTATCAATATCGACGTTCTGCGCCCGCTCCAGATCAGACGGCTTCAATCGCTCGCGCGAAGTCGTATTCTTCAAGCCTTCAAATTGGCCGAAGATTACGCCGTCATACTGCTGGTTCGGATCGTTTTGCTGCATCTCACGTTCCACTCAGTGCGCCGTCAAAGATACGCTTCACCCACTGAGGAATACCGTGAACAGCTGTATAGCCGATAAAGCCGAGAACGGAAAGCACGCCGCCTCCGATAAGCGACAACATCCACATCGCGCCATTAAGCTCGTGCTCGCGCACAGCATATTTTGAGAAGCTCGCTTCCAGCTTCTCCATGCGCTCGTTCATGCGGCGCTCGTGCTCTTCAATCCGCTCTAAGATCGAGACGTTCCTTACCTCCTGAATTTCGCGGAGAGCTGTGACATCTCCGCGAATTTGGCCAAGAAGAATTTCAATTGCTGTCTGCTGCATCGCCGAGCCCCCCAGCCCTTACTCAAACTTCAGGCGTGACAGCCGGTGCGGCCGGAATTTTCGGCGCGTTCGCGGCGTTCCGCATGTTCAATGCGACCAGATCGATCATGTTGCGCACAAGGCCGTAAGGCGTGCCGGGCTGCGCCTGCGGAAGGAACATTGCCAGAATAGATGCGATCCCTGAAAGAGACGCTGCGCTGAGCAAGTTATCCTTGAACAGCGGCCACAGCGCGTCCCATGACGAGCAGACCTGCTTGACGACAGGCGCAGCCTGCTGAACGACCTGCGGGGCCGGAACAGGGCGCAAGCCCATGATCGACGGAGAGACGGCGATCGGCGTCGTGCCAGTCGTCGCGGCGAAGGCGGCGTCAGCTGCCAGAAGAGTGAGCGCCCCAAGTATCCAGCACGTCTTGCTCATTGCACCGCTCCAAGCATCAGAAGCACCAAGGCGATAAACCTTGCTGCGAAGAAGAAACAGCCTGCGATAGCGATGATCTTGATCATCTCCCATGCGAATGGATCGATCATGGTCAGAGCCTTGCAAACTGAAAGTGCATGCCATCACACGAACGCTCATCCAACGTGTCACCGTTTCCGTTCCAATCACCGCCCCAAACTCCACCAAGTTTCAGGAACGGCTCGATGACCTGCTTCCGATACTGTGCAAGACGCGGAGTGCGGTCATGGAAGCCATTACGCGGCGCATCCCAATCCGTTGCAATCCCGTAAGAGTGCATGGACAAGGCTCTACCTCCACGCATCGGGCGAGGGAAATAGCCGCCGGCATAATTACTCATGCCCCAAGCGTCGATGATCTTCTGATCCTTGCCTGCGTGATCCCACATGGCCTCAAACCATGCCATCCACGCTTCGGCAGTTTTCTTATGGATGCTAACTTTCGCCGGCTTGCCAATAAAGTAAATCTTATACGGCGGCGAAATGCGCGTGATGTTCGCCGTCTCCCATACAGCGTCGACCGTTCCGTCCGGACGCAGCGGCCTGCCGAAGATTGCTTCACAGTTACTTTGTCTCGGCCAGACGAGCGTCATCGGTTAGCCCTCTTAGAAAACTAAGAAGACTATACACATTTTCCGGCTTTTGACTATTGCCAGTTTGCCCAATCTGTACGTGACGGCCGGGCTTCCTTCGCACTTGTTCCGAGCGGCTGATGCAGGAGCGTCGCACGGTCCATATCCGAAGCTCGTCTCGCAGCCGATCGCGCAATACTCGGTCTGACATCATACGCAGGATGCGCCTCACCGAACCGATTGGCCGTTTCAGTCCACTTGCTAATCTCAGTCTCATCGCCGCGCTCGATCGCGTCGACCAGCCGTCTGCGGATGACGCCGGCCCGCTGAAGCGAGACATCCTTGGCGACCGCGTTGACTTGCTTGTGCTCCATGTATTCAGCTTTGTTGGCGGGCGTGAAGCCTAGCGCCTGCGCAAGGATTTCATGCACCTCCGGCGTCTCCAGCGGGAGCTTGCGCCCCTTACTGTCGACATAGCCGTCCTGCGTCATCCGATAGGCTTCGATCCCGCCCTTGATCGCAACCGGCATCATCTGCTTCATACCGGACAGCACGTCTCCGTCCATGATCATCATGCTGCCGTCGACAAAGTTGCTAATCATGCTACCTGGAGCGCCGAAAGCTTCCAGCGCCGCATCCTTGACGCGATCCTTCCATGCGCGACGATCCGCAAGAAACTTGGAAAACGGCAGGATGTCCTGCTCGCCAGCTCGCTTGGAGATGTCAAACCCGGCCGCACGCGGCAGTCCGTGCGCCAGCACTTCGCCGACATCCTTGCCGAACGTGTCGCTCAGGAAGTTCCTCCAAGCCGACTTGATATCTGTCGGCTCATCATCGTCACCGCTGATCAGGTCTTTCAACTTGTCGAAGGCGGCAGCCGCGACCGTCGCGAACGGCAGCCCCAGCGTGCCGGTCAGGACGACCATCGCGCCAAGATGCGCAGCGACAAACCGTCGCGCTTCAGGAGACCCGCCAGCTGCGGCGCTGAACTCGCGATAGAGCTTCTCCAGCACCTGCGCCTGATAGTTCATGAATGCGAAGGGAAGCGGAGCCCAGCGGCCGAGCGGACTGTTCTTCTGGAAGATGCGCGCCGTATTAGTTGGCGAATACTCCAGCATCGACTGGTTGACGACGTGCTCCATATACGCGTTGACGTTAGCGAAGCCCTTTACAGGCTTCTTGGCATACAGCTCATGCGCGGCAATCGCCGTCGCCAGACGTGTGAACGTCTCGGTATAATAGCCAAACGACGACGCCATGCGCAGCGTCACGTCAATGGGGCCGGTCAGGCGGCCTTCAGCCGCTCGCGCCTGCTCACGCGCCGGGCCGCCGAGATCGATAAAGCCGCTGTTGATCGCCGTCATCAGCGCGACCTTCAACGGCGTATCCTTATTCCCGAACACCTCATCCATGACGGTGTGAGAAATCACCGCATCGGCCCACTTGAAGTTGCCTTCCTTCCAACCCGACCGCATGACCGCGCTAACGATCTTCATCGCCAGCGAACTCGCTTTCGCCAACTCTTGCGCCGAGCGCATGAAGCCGTGATGCTTTGCCAGCTCAGGCCAGCCGAGCACGCCGAGCTGCGTCGAGTTGAGCGTAGCAAACGACACTGATCCGCCAAGGTTCCACCCGTAGTTCACGGCTCGCAACGTGTCGATAATGTCATTATCCACATGCGGCGGCCGAGTTGTCTCGCGCGTGCTGATCTCCCGATACACTTGCTGCATCGTGAAGACATTGGGGTTGCTTCGCTCGCTCTTGGCGACCTCGATCGCCTGTCTCATGCCTCTCAGAGCGTCCGTCACATCTGCTGACGCAGCCATATTCGCCAACGCATTGGTGCCAACCATGGCGCGGAACGCAAACGACCTGATCATATCCGACGAGTAACCGGGGATATACTCACGCTTGACGAGCACCTTGGAGATGTTCATGTCCGGCATGAGATCGATCAGCATTCCCTTGACCTGAGCTACCGCGCTCTTTTTGGCGTTCTCGATATCTTCGACTTCTTCCGCCTCCATGCCGGCCATCTCTTCCTTGGACGGGAAGCTGTTCTCGACACGTTCGACGATGCGATCAATCCACTCAGGCGTCAGTTTGCCGAAAAGGTTCTCATTGAACCGATCGCCACGCTTGATCGCTTCCTTTCCAAGCTTCCCTTCATCCTGAAGCTTGCTCATGATCTGGAATAGTTCTTCAGCCTGCTGCCGCGTGTTCACACGGATAAACGCGTAAGGCTGGTTCGCCGCCTCAGAGATGACGACGTCCTTGAAGCCGCTGTCGTAAACAGTCTTCTGCACCAAGCCGACTGTATTCGGATCAACACCCCCATCCTTATCCTTCGCAAAATGGAAGGAAACCATGTAGTCACCTTGGCGACCGAGATGGAAATACGGCATGCGCTCAAGACGGCGATGGAACGCGTCAGCGTGCTCCAGTAGCTTCTTCATGGGAAGCGACTGAGTATCGAACAGGGTCTGCTGCTTCTGCGTGCGCTGCGCATTCTTCGACAACGCCTTCACCGCAGCATTTGCCGCCTTATACTGCTCAAGCGCTTCCTTCTTCCAGAAGTCTCGCGCAGACGCCAAGTTAGTGTGCACCGCCGCTGTCGCAAGAAACGTCTTCGTCGGATTTTCCCGCTTGGGCACATGCGCAAACAAAGGATCGGTCTCAAAGCCACGGTAGATCGCCTGCGCCTCAGCGGCGTAACCCATCATCTCGTTAAAGACTTTGGCCGCATGATACGCCTCGTAGGCGTTACCATCTTTCAGCGCTTGGATTGTGCCATTCGCCTCGCGCACGATCGCCTTCAACTGCTGAGCGTTCGATTTATCGTGAAGCCAAGTCTGCTTCTCCCACGTCTTCTCAGGATCGATCTCAAGCCCCTGATACACCATCGCGCGCGAGATCAGTTCCTGCATCCGCTTCGGCGCAGAAAGGATCGCACTGTGCGCGTCGACAAACAGACCTGCCACGCGCGCCTTGGTGATGTCCCGCGTCTTATTACCTTGCCAATACGCCTCAAACGGATTTCTCGCCCCTTCAAGATCGAACATATTGCCAAACTCTTCGGCGATATGAATGAACGAGAACATCGAGAGCACTTTGGAAAGCGCATCGCCCTTCAGATCGAGCAGGTTGACCTTCGGCAGCGCATCCGTCACGCGCGTAACGACCGCCTTGGCGGCATCGTTCATGTCCTGCGGCGTCTCCAGCTTGTAAGCCGTGCCCTGTCCGTCCGGCGCATCGCTACGCGCCGCCGCGTGCATTTCGCGAAGCAGCCCGGCCATCTCCTGCGTCGAGTAGCCCTGAAGATGCTGCGCGAACTTGTTAAGCCCGGCCTTCTGCAAGGTCCGGATCAGCGCCGTCTTCAGCTTGTTTACCCATGCGCCAACTGCCTTGCGCAACTTTGACTTCTGCGGCCCGGCCAGCTGATCAAGCTGCTCAGGCGAGACGCCTTCGCTCACATTGGCCAGCAGCTCGTCCGTCAGCTTCGCCTTCTCACGCTCGGTAAGGGCGTCGACACTTCTCTCGCCGCTGCGCACGTCAGCCGGGAAGTAATTTGAAATATCCAGCTCGGCACCCATCTGCCGCGCCGTTTTCGTCAGTTCCTTGATCCCGCCTGCACGATCGTAGACGCCTGCCAACGTATCCTTGTAGCCTGCGCCGAACAGTTTCTCAGCGCCGCCATGGCCAAGGATTTCATGCCTCAAAACTTTGTAGACATCCTGCGGCGAACGCATGTTGCTCTTGACGACATAGACCTTGCCCTTGTCGATGACGCCATGCACTGCGTCGAGCACAAGCTTCTGACGCGCAGCATCCTTCCTGATCCGCGCCGGCAGCTCATCAGGCGTATTGACCACTGTCACGCGGTCGTTGGCGCTCGCGCCGATCTCTTTCATCGCGCCGCCAAAAGCCGTGTCGAACGCCTTGGCGCTCAACGGTGACTTGGTGCTCGGCTCAGTCGCCGCTTTAAAGTTGACCGGGTTTTCAGGATACTTGGCGTTCCACTCTTCCGGCGTCAGCGCCTTTCCGGCGTCAAGCGCCTGCTGAGCCGCTCGCGACTGCTCAGCAAGCTTCTTGAACTTCTCGCTCTTGGCGACAACCGTCTCAACCGCAGTTACATCATTCCCTTGCGGATTGGCGGCATCTTCTTGGACGACGCTTTCGACGGCGGGGCTTTGGATTTGGCCGACTTGCCCTTCGACGGCGGGGCCTTCTTCGCGGGGGTTTTGATACCAGCTTTCTCCGGTAGGGACTTTTGTGTCGTCGATCCGAACAGCTTCGCCATATCCGGCATCTTTTCGGACATCATTTTCTGCGGGGGCTTGTTTTTCATGCGCATCGGCTTGGCTCCACATATCTCTGAGTTTGGACAGACGATCTCGATCCTGCGTCCACAAGGTAATGTTCTTCGCAAGGCCGGGATTTTTCTCAACCTTCGCCGACGCGCGGTCGATTTTCTTGGTCAGATCATTGACCTTGGCGTCAAGATTGATCGGGTTGCCGTCGACATCTGCAAGCCCGTAGGACTGCATGATATCTCGCATCCCTATCGGACGCTTCGTCCAGTTACTGCCGTTGTCGTAATAAGTGCGGAGCTTGCTCAGCGCCTCCGGCATGCTGGTCTGATCGGTTACTTCATTCTTGAAGAACCGCAGCATCTTGGCGCGCTTGCCTCCGATCGCCATCATCTCGTCGCGAGGCGACGGTCCAGTCCGCTCAGTTGGCTGAGCCTCCTGCTCACGCTGCTCAAGCCGCGACTGCATCTCGGCGTAGACATCCTGAAGCCGCGCGGCCTCTTCCGGCACGTCCGGATTGAGCGCCTTGGCGACATTCAGCAGTTGTGGATCGTCCAGCTCGGCAAACTCTGACGGCGGCGCAGCCGGCTGCTCGATCGGCGCTTCTTCGACAGGCGCAGGCTCTGCGGCTTGCTGCGCCTTGATCGGCTCATCAGGAGCTTCTTCAGGCTCAAGCTCAGCCTTCGTGACGGTATCAAGATCGTTCGTCGTGATCTCGTTTGCGTCGACACGCGTCATCGACCGAGCCGCCGAAACAACGCCTGCGCCACCGCCCATCACGCCGCCGATAAGGCCGCCCGTCAGCGCTGCATCAATCACGTTCTGGACCTTCTGGTCCATCGGGAGATCGGGCCGGAATGACTGCTCCATGGCGGTCTGGAGCGCCTCTTGCGGCACTTCCTCAGCCGCGCCGGCTACGAACGTCTTGAGAACTTCCTTGGCGACTTCCTTGCCGCCACCCTTCGTGACCGCGCCGCCGAGCGCCTTCACCTGCGCCGGCTGGATCGCGTCGAGCATGGCGTAAGGCACGCCCATGCCAAGTGCGGCATTCGTATCTTCATCTGTCAGCGGGCCACGCTGATTGGCTTCCTGCACCATCGAGCCGACAGCGGCCGGATACCCCGCGACTGCCGCGCCTGTGACATTCCTCGCCCACTGCTTGCCGACCTGAGCCGCCGCTGCGGCGGTCGCTTCGCCCGCACCGCCACCGAGAAGACGTGGCACGATCGCGCCAGCTGACGCCAGAGCTTCAGGGACCAGAGCCTCCGGCACGAGCGCGCCGGCCACCATCTGTGCCGCCATCAGCGGAGCATTCTTGGCTGCCTGATAGCCAATGTAAGGAAGCCATGGAGCGCCATTCTGCCGCCATGGGGGCGTCTCCAGATCGGGGCGACCTGCGGCCTGCGCCGCCTGCATCTGCTGATCGGCGAAGCTCTTGCCAGCCGTCTCGACGCCGGGAAGCCCAAGGAAGCGCCCAACACCCTGCGTCGCGTATCCGCCCAAACCCGCCAGCTCGTGCGGAATGGTCGCCAAGCCGCTCGTAAGCCAGCCGCCTCTCGGTTCTTGAGGCTGAACTGTCCACTGCGGCAAGTCAGCGATCTGCGGCGCGTCTCGGTCGAACGGGTTGAACATCCTTACGGCTCTCCGTCATCGCCATACAGTGGACCCCAGCCCCACTGCTGACCGCCCGTCAGCCGAGTAAGCTGATTGATCATCTGGTTGTGGGCCTTGCGCGTCTTCTCATCCGCGTTCTGCATCTGCTGACTTTGCTGAATGATGTCGTTCGCGATCTTGGCCTTCAGCTGATCATTGATCGATGTCGTCTTGGGAGCCATCTGCCGATAAATCTTGGCGTATTCGCTCATGACATCGAGCGGCACCAGACGGTGCGCCTTGGCTTTGGCTGGCGCAGCGGCTACCGGCGCACCGCCCTGCTGCATGCGCGCCTCATCCATCAAAGACTGCACCGCTTCCGCACGCTGCCGCTCAGCCCGTTCACTCGGCCGCTCGCCACCAACAAGTCCCTGTGCCGCGCCGCCAAGCACAGGCGGCATCAGCACTTGCTTGGCAAGCTGTCCATACGTGGCCAGAACAGATCGAGCTGCGTCGCCCGCCGCACGCCCGTAGTTGCCTTCCCTGACATCACGATAAAAATCGTTCTTCGCAGGAATGCCGGCCTGCCTTAGATCAGACTGCGGGTTGAACGCGTCATAAGCTGCATTCGCGACGCCGACCCCCAACGATGCAGTTGGCAGCCACCGAGCTGCGACCCCAAGAGCCCCTGCGCCGGGAGCGGCAAGCTGCCCGACGCGAGACAAGACCCCTCCACTTTTCGCCGCTGCCGGCGCAGCTTCGGCAAGCGCTTCCGCAGCTGGCGCGGCTGCCGCAGCCTTCTGGAAAAACGATCCGAAGTTGGCGGCCTTCTCCGCAGACGGGACGACACGTCCATAGGATTTCATCGCCGACATCGCGTCGACAGGCTGCGCCAAACGTGGCCCAAACCCGCCAAGCTCTCGTGCCATCGCCTGCGCCGGCTGCACAACGCGCGGCCCGAACGAAGCCGGCGTCTGACCGAGCGGAATTTGCGTCTGTGGCACGACGTTAGGCGTGCGAAGGTTGCCGAGATCGCGCAGCGTCCCGCGATATAGCGCCTGATCAAGCTTCTGCTGCGCGACGCCTCGCGGCACCTGCGCTTCAGGGTTAGGCCCAAGCAGGCGATCCAGCACATCTGCGGTCGTCTCTCCCGGCTGCACCGTGCGGGGCATTTGCGGCAGTCGAACCGGCGTCTGCCGGATCATTTCAGACGCGGGAACGCGCGGCGGCGAAGGCTCGTAAAAACCGGGAGGGATGCGAGATGCAACCTGAGCATTAAGCTGCGGCGCGTTCACCATCGACGCGCGCTGACGCATCAGGTTCATCGCGTCATCAAGACCTGCTCCAACTTCTGCTGGCCCGCCGCCGAGCGCCTGCCTCAACGCCGTAGCGTTAACCGGCATCGAGCCTGAAGGGTTGGCGTTAAGTGTGCGAACCTGTCGAGCCCACTCCCGGTAAGGCATGTCAGCCATGTCAGCGGTCCCATGTAAAGCCGTTGTGGCCGAAGCCCCATCGATCCTTGGCGTAAAGCTTGCGCTTGGCTTCAATCGCAGCCTCGTTTACCGCCCGATCAAATTTTGCCATGAAGCGATCCGAACGCGTCGCGTCGCCAGCGTCTCGATCCATTACGTCGAGCGCGCGAGCCGCCGCCCAATACAGCATCTCCAGCTGCCAATTCTCAGGGATTTCCAGCTCGGCGCTCAGGTTGTTTGGATCGAGCGTCGCAAGCGGCCCGCGCACGACGCGCAGGTTGATGATCTGGCCGTTGTAGGCGGCTGACGGCTTGGGGTAGACCTTCATACTGACCAGCTGAGCGTGGCCAGTATTGTCCGTCTTCACTTCCTCGTCAGTGTAATAGGCCAGCGGCTTGCCGTCCGGCATTGAGACTTGCGAGTTGACATCCCAATACCAACTGTCCGGCTGGTCATAGACTTGGTTGGCCGTGTGGCTGATGCGGCGCATGTCTCCGTTCTCGCCGGTCAGCCGAGCCGAGATGATTGCGATGACTGAAGAATGGCAGGCGTATTCGTCAACGCCGGTCGCCAGAGTGATCCGCGTCACGGACGCAGTGTCGCCATCACGAATAATTAGTGAGCGCCGCGCAAAGCGCTTCTGCGCCTGATCAATGTAGCGGACAAGCGTCTCGTTGTCCCACAAGATGTCTGGAGACCCGGCGATCAGATCGGAACTGTCACGCAGGATATTGTGACGCAGCTCGTCCAGCAGATCGCCGAGTATCATCGCTCACCCCTCTCAGACGTATGAGAAGGGATAGATCGCCCGTTCCTCATACGACATGATCGTCTGATCGTCCGGATTGACAACCGGCACTGCACCGCGCGCATCCTTGATCACATTCAGAACCTTGCGCGGAATACTTACAGGAACGCCGGGTTTGATCAAGTAATTCGTGCCGTTATGGCCGACATTGAGCCCGACCTTCGGGATATGAGGCCCACGCTCAAGAATGATAGTGACACGCTCGTCCATATCTTCTTTCTTTTTGCGAATTTTGATTTCCGGCTCAGTCACTTGATCTTCACTCATCATCTTCTCCGTTCTGAGCTACTAACATGTCGAAGGTGTTGGAGTATTCGTCCATCTTCTTCGACTTTTCCAAGTTCTTCTCGATGAACATGGCGACTTCCTTCGGCGTCTTGAACGCCATGCTCACCCACGGCTCCTGGTATGGACCCTTGCCACTACTGTTCTTTTTGGCGATGGCCGGATCATACATCTCGACTTCGTAGCCGTTGCTCAAAGCCTCGATCTTGCAACAATACTCGCCCATCGCCGTCTCCGTTAGTTCTTGAGCACCATGAAGGCGATCTTGATCGTGCCATTCAGCGCCTCAGAGGCGTGAATGTTGTTGACCTTGATCACCACCGAGCCGGAACCCGGCGTCACCGTGCCGAGCGACAGCGTGCCCTGCGTATTGGTGCCGTTCGCGAACGACGCGAACACCTGATCAGCCGCCGCAATCGAGCTGTTGGTCAGGGTCAGCGTGTAAGCCGCGCCGGCCGCCGTCGTCAGCGCCTCGGACGTGATGACGCCAGCGTCCTTGTTGAGCGTCGCCGCGCCAGTCGTCGCAGAAGCTGTCTTGGTGCCGCTATCGAGAGCGAGAGCGCCGGCCGTAACCTGTCCAGTCACCGCAGCCGTGCTGGACGCCGTAAGCGCCCCGCCAATCGTCGCCGCTCCACTCGTCGTCAGTGTCGTGACAGACGGATCGGTCGCACCTGCAAACGAGCTGTAAAGCTCGGTCAGCATCGAGTTGAGTTTGCCGAAAACTACGCCCCACGGCTCATTGCCGGTGCCATCAAGATTTTGCCGCGCCATCGCGCCCTCCAGCCTTTAGAAGTGAGTGTGGGGCCGAAGCCCCACACATTAAGCCATTGCGACGAACTTGATCGCTTTCGAGTTACCGACAAGCGTCGCATGGAGGGTGACAGTTCCATCCGTATTGATCAGGATGTAGCTGTTGGTGTCGGCAGTGATCGCCGGGCCGGTGCCGTTATATTTGATGCACGTCGACGCCGTCATGCCCTTGGTCTTCTCCCACATGATCACGTCGGTCTCGTTGAAGACCTTGATCCACGAGGGGATAAAACCGAGCGAGAGGGTCTGCGCCGAGTTATCGGACGTGAAAGTTCCCTCGGCGAAGTTCGTCACCGCGCCATTGCGGCGATAAGTCACAGTAGCCATTTGTCGTCTCCTAGAAAGCCGTTGATGGAGAAAGGGGCTTATTCAGCCCCTATCCAATGTTACGCCGTAGCGCAGCACTCCAGACGGGCCATGAAGGCTTCCTGAAGGATTACGACGCCAGTCCACGTCTTCCAGCCGACCGTGCCCTTCTGACCGAGCGGATCGCCGATCACAGGCTTCGGGTTGACCACCATCGGAGTGAGGGAGGTCGACCCCTTCAGCGGGACAATGCCGTAAGCATCGCGGCCGAAGTAGAGGATCGGGTAGACGTCGGCGTAGGTGCCGGTCGTCGAGCGCATCGTGCCCTTGGTCGAGCCCGTCGCGGCGTCAGCCCACGGCACAAGAACCGTCGACGTGAGATAGCGAACCTGCTCGACCGAGCCGATTTCACCTTCGAACGGCGTCGTGTGCGGGCCGTAGTCGGCGACAGGCTTGAAGCCGGTCATCGAACGAATGTCCGTCTCAAGGTCCGGATGGCAAACCGCCATATAGGACGCTTCAACCGACTTCGTGTTGTAGTCCGGCGAAGAGGCGACCACCTGCGTGATCTTCTTGGCGTTCTGGCGATTGAGGCCGGTCGTGACGCGGCGCTGGTCCGTCAGGGACGGCGCAGCAGCGACGGTCGTACGGCCCGCAACGCTGTTGGCGTAGAAGACGTTGACGCCGGCCTTCAGGACGTTGAAGCGGATCGTCTCGATCGTCTGAGCCGCCTGCTCGCCAAGAATGTCGGAAATCTGCGCCAGCACAGGGTCCGGATGGATCGTGTCGATAACGTCCGTGAACGGCACCCACGAGCCATACTGCTGAATGGTGACGGTATAATCCTCGACCGCCAGCGTGTTGCCGGACGGCGTCACGCCTTCGATCAGAGGCGTCGTCGCCAGCACGTTGGCAAACGCCGAGATCGGGTTGCCGGTCAGACCGGCCGCGCCGGTCGCGCCGCTCAGGAAGTAACGACGAAATTTGGCGGTATTCGTCGAGTTGCGCGGCAGCGGATAGGTCTGACCGAACTTCTCCAAATGGAGATACGGCACAGCGCGCGTCAGCATGCGGACAGTGGCCCAAGCGGCGACTGCCGGGGTGATATCACCATAAGACATCGTGGTCATTGTTGGCTCCTAGTTAGTTTTAGAGCTTCAGTTCCTTCGCGTATTTGGCGAACGCGTCGTCAAACGACTCCGGCTCGACTTCAACGCTGGGAGCAGAACGCTTTCCACTGACGGGGGCCATCGATTTCGCCGCTTGCTTGGCGATCGTGGGCGGCTCAGCAGACCTACGAGATGCAGCTTTCTGGGGCTGTTGAGCGCCATTTGCCACCTCGTATCGACTGATAAGGTCTTTCACCTCATCCACATCTCCGTTCTTAATAACGTGTTCGTAAGCCGAGCGCAAGTATTTAGGCTGCTTATCACTAAGCGCCCACTCGACAACTTTATCCCGGTATTCGTCATTATACTGCGGGATTTCCTGCGCCAACTCAGAAATGTGCGTGCGCGTCGCAATAGCGTCGAGCAGCTCAAGTCGAGGCTTCAAAAACTCGTCGACAGTTTTGAAGATATAACTTGCTAACAGCTGCTGGTTTTTCGCTGTGACGATCCTTACGGCTTCGGCAACATCAGGGTAATCTTTCTCAAACTCATTAAGAGTTTTGATCTCATCCTCAGAAAACGGCATCTCCGGCTGCTGCTGCGGAGCCTGCTGCTGTGGAACTTCCTGCTGAGGCTGCTCGCCCTTCGCCTTCTGTTCACGCTCCAGCATCATGTCCGCAAAGCGCTTCAGAACGTCGTCGTCCTTTTTCGCTTCAGGCTCGGGCTGCTCGCCTTCAGTTTTCTGATCATCGCCAGCATCGCCAGCATCTGTATCAGCTTCCTCAGCAGCATCATCTCCAGCCGGTTCGGCAGCGGGATGTTCCTCGGGCTCGGCCGCCGGTTCGGCGGGAGCTTCTTCGGCGACTGGCGTCGGGGTCTCCACTGCGGGAACCGCACCTTCGCCCTCCTTGATCAGGCTGTTAAACACGTCTTCAAAAGCTGCGCCGGTCTCGTCGGTCACTTTGACTTCTCCACTTGACGAGGTTCAAGTTCACTAAGAATGCGCTTGAACGCCCTAATCTCACCCTGATAAAGCTGCACTACATCCATTTTAGCCGTAGTGAGCTTGTCGGTCGCTTCACGCTGAAGGATGTCGATTAACTCCTTCATGTCACGAATATCGTAACTAGCCGCCCTCAGACGAAGACTGTCCAGAAGCACCAGTTTTCTCGCTTGATCCTTCATTCAACGCCTGCTCCAGCAGCGCCAAGACGGTCGCGACGTTTTCGCCGGCCGTCGCAGCTTGGTTTTTCTGGCCCTGAGTGATGTTCTTGAAGCTCGCCGACAACATCTCGCGCACGGTCGCCTCGGCCTGCTTGCGCATCATGTCCTGCTGCTCCTGCATGGACTGCTCACGCTGCTTGCGCCGGATCGACGCTTCGCTCTCAGAGAGCAGCAGCCGCTCGGCGTCGCGCGTCGCCAGCCGTTCCTTGAGCAGCTCGCGGTTGTCGATCTCCATCTTCTCTTCATCGGTCAGCGTCTGCGCCAGCTGATCCATCTGCTGACCGCGAACTTCCTTGCTGATCAGGCTGGTAGCTCCACGCGCCACGACGTTGAAGTCACCCTCGTTGTGCTCGCCGGGCCGGTAGACCTTGTTGTATTGCACCAGCGAATAGATGATCGACTGCGTCGTCTTGTCGAAGTTCCTGATGACATCCTTGAACGGCAGCGACGCGTCACCGCGCAGCATGGAGGCCCCGGCCGCCGTCCGCATCGGCTCGCTCGGCATGCGTCCGCTATCACCAATCCCCAAGGGTCCGACGAAGGTCTCGGCGTCGGCAAACTCAAGGAACAGGCGGATGATCGCCTCAAGCTCCTGAAGATGGCTGTCGATCCTGATCTCGCGGATCGCCGGAAACTGCACCGTCATCGGATCATCGTCGATGCGCCGCCACACCTTGTAGGCATGGATCGATGTCTTGTCCTGATCGGCCGCCAGCAGCTTCTCATTCACCTCGACGTTCGGCCCACAGACAACCGACGCATTGTCCAGAAGCATGCGCGTGGCGGCACAGAGCGACATTTGACTGTCGCGGATGACGTTCGGCAGGCCGTTCCCGATCGGGCTGGTATCATCTTCGTCGAACAGGAAATAGTGCAGCGTCTTTACGCTCAGGCCCATCTTCCTCCAAGGGTTGATGTCAGCCTTGATAACGTAATCCTCGATCATCCAGATTTCGGCTTCAACGTCGTCGCCTTCCTGCCCTTCAGGCACTTCGACGCCAATATCCTTCAGTTTCGACGCCGGATAGCGCCCTTTCCATGTCAAAACTTCATATTTGTTGCCGTCTGGAGACTGCTCATTGGTCACGGCTTTCACGCCCATGACCTTTAGCTCCTGCTCATGGAGCATCGGCTTGTAGTTACCTTGTGAGTGATCCTTGAGATAAGACTTGATCACATTGCCGAAAAAGTCTTCTCGATCGGCAAGGTCACGAAACTGCCCGCGAGACATGACTTCACGAGTGAAGTAGCCGTCCATGCTGTCAAGCGTCTTCGCCGAGAAGTCAGGGTAGAAATCCCACACAGGCCGCCACATGAAGTAGGGCTTGTAAATCTCGACCTTCTCCGGCGCAGCCTGTCCAAGCTCATCCGTGCTCCACTCAGTGGCTGTGTGAACGATCGGATACGGACCTTCCAGAATGCCGAGCCCGTAGAGCACGCCGCTCTTGACCATCTGCCTATTAAGTGCAATATAGTCATATGTCTGATCGCCACCCAACTCCTGAAGCTGGTCGTCAATAATGTCACGCAGCTGCTTAGCCCGCTTGTTTGCAAGCTCTTGAACCGCGCACTGAACATCTTCCTGCTTCAGCTGATAGTTGGGGTCTATCGTTCCCGACTCTGCCAGCTTCTGCATGTATTCCTGAATAGCGTCTTGAACGTCTTCAGGCTGCATTTCAGCACTCGGACTCGCCGACAAGTCCCAATTTCGATCGTTGCCGGGAAACATGAGGTTCATGATCCGACTGACCGTAGCGATGGTCTTGATACGCGTCAGCTTGGGATACGCTCGCGAGCGCATCGTCGACAGCGTGCCCTCGATGTCAAGGTCATAAATACCAAGATACTGGCGCTGATTGCGCAGCCATTTCAACTCTTGCATACGTCGATCATTCTTATACTTTATAAACTGCTTCTGAAGTTCTGCGCCGATTGACCTTACTTGGTCCGGCGTCAACACTTTGGCAGGAGCTGTTTCAGGCTGAACAATCACAGCCGGAGGCTGCGTCTGCTCCATACCCACGGCCGGCTCCATTACGTTCGCGGGTAGCGCAATGTTCTGCATTTCAACAGCCCCTTAGTATTCAGTAGCCCAAGTCCAGCTGACGATCATCCTTTACAATACTCTCCATCTTTTGAAAATACATCTCCTGCGCGTGCGTCTCGACCCTCAGTCGATAGCCTTCCAGCTCCCAGATTTTCTCGCGCGCCGAGTCGAAGGCGATCTTGCGCCCGATCTTCTCATTGAAATTCCGCTTGTCGACGCAAGCGGCCTTCCCAATCACCGTGAAGCCATTGGTCAGCTCCAGACAGCAGACGATCGTCGTCGTGTCGGCGACGCGCCAGTAGTGCTCCTTGCCGATCATCGCATCGATGTTGTCAGGCGTCAGACGCGGCCCTTTATCCGCGCCGACATTCTTGATCTCCTGCTCAATCGAGCCTTCAGTCAGTTGGCCTGTCACCATGTCATCCTCCACCCATTCGCCTGGAAAGATCGCCGGCCTCTGCTCCCAATCGCTCATCGCTTGTCTCCGGCAGTGCAGCGCACGACGAAATACTCAGTCTCGCTCGGCGCGATATCGCGGTCGAAGCCCATCTGTGACGGCAAGCCACAGACGACATTCTCAGTCTTCATCTGGATCGTCGCTCTCGCCGTCTGAGGCGTGCAGTCTTGTCTCGATACCGTAGCTGCGCAGATCAAAAGGATCATCACCATCGGTCTCGGCCTTTCTCACGCGCCGCTCAATGTCCCAATCGGACAGTGGCACCATCTCCTGATAATGCTGGAGCAGGCCGTCTTGCAGATCGCCGCAGCCTACCCACCGCTTGATCCTGTCCATCCAGACCCAGCCGCCCATGATCGCCTCCTAGTGCAGCGTCTCCGGCTCGCTGAACTGATCCAAGTTCGCCACGGTGACGTAATCCGCGTGCATCACGACGACGATCGTCGCATCCTCCGGCTCGCACCGCTCGCTCTCATCGTCGAACCATGTGAGCGCCTCGCCAGTGATGATCGCGCCATCAGACATCCTGACCCGGTTTTCCTCGCGATCGACAGCCTCGATCTCAATCTCGTCCATGACCGTCTCCATCAGTGCGCCCGTTCAAGCCGATACATCCACTTCCACTCCTGACGCTGCGACGGCGCGAGACAGGCCGCCAGCGTCATCCCGACGAGCAGCATCGCGATATAGGCAAGCAGCAGCTTTTTCGTCATGACCACCTCCCGATCAGGAAGCCCAGCAACGCCGCGAGCAGCAGCACGACCGCCCCGCCCACGTAGACCATTCTGAAAATGAAGTCGTAGTCCATCGATCGCTCCTATCTGAAGTGATAGCGCGGCGCTTGACCCTGCGCCGGGTTGATGGCGGTCGCCTTCTTGGGGTCAGCCCTCAGCTCGACCCCTTCGTCCTTCTTGTGGAAATACCGCGCGCCGTAAGCGAACGCATCGCACACGTGCGTGTAGGGCGTATCCTCGGGCTCGTCGCTCTTGAGCATGTCGTGCTTATTGTGCGTCGCCCATCGCCACCCGCCCATGGCCCCCCTGATCAGCATGGGGCAGTGATCCCCATCGATCCTCAACGCCGGCTCATGCGCGCCAACAGACCGGGCGGCAAAATAGTCGATCGCGTTCAGCCGCAGCGGCAGCCGGTTGTTACTCTCCGTCCACACGTCGAAGTCTTTCTTCAAGGTCTGGACGATGGTCCGCTCATCAGTCTGCGTCCGGTTCCGCGCCGCAGGATCGACCGCCAGCTTCACTCTCGCATCAGGGAACCGCGCCTGAAGGTAAGGCTTCAATCTCTCATCCACGAGGCGTTGCGCGCCGATCCCCCGCTGAATTAGCTCGCCCAGCACGTTGAGATGGCCTTGCAGATCGAGCTGCATGAAGACGAAGGCCGAGCCGCCCAGACCGGGATCAAAGCCCACCACGAGCGGCAGAAACTTGTTGAATTGCAGCCCCTTGGTCACATGCACGTGCTTGTTGAACGACGAGAAAACCGGCGTTCCTGCCGTGGAGAAGCCCCACTCGCCCTCAACGAATTGCTTCACCCAGACGGGTGATTTGCCCTTTACGAGGTTCGTATAATAATTATTCGGCAAATTATCGAGGTTTTCAGCCTGCGGCGACATTCCAGAAGGTTGCTTGAAATAGCGCGCTACATCGTCGTCCGGCATATTCCGGCTGGCGTCAGCGCTTGATCTATGTAGATAATCATACCACCAGTTATCTTCAGTATCGGGGTTGCTGGCTCCCCACATGCCATAAATCGTCGGCTTCGATCCATCAGGTCTGCGATAGCGCCCCAAGCGGCCGGTCAGAGCTTCCACGATCTGATACGGTATCTGCACAAACTCATCGATGATTGCGAAGTTCACTTCCAACGAGAGCACACGCTGCACATCGTCTGGCGTATCCAGCGCTCGAAACATGGTCACACATTCCACGCCGGGGAAGCGTAATGTGAACTTCTTATCCGTTTCCTTCCAGTCGCCAGCAACGCCGTCTTGGAACCAATAATTCCACGATGCGATCGTGGTGTCTTTGAGCTGCGGCATCGTGTTACGGACGATCACCGCCTTGGTGCGCCTTACACCGTCCGGATCAGGTGTCTCAAGTGACGCCAGATAAGCCAGCTTGAAAAAGTCAGCCGTCGTCTTGCCCGAACCGACAGGCCCCGTCACCCAGCACTGGAAAAGCTCGTCTTTCTTGTGGAACTTGATAAATTCCTCAAGAGTTGGCGGCGGCTTATAGGTGATCTGAGCCATGTCAACTCATTTGAAAGATGATCTGGAACGGCGCGTCACCGCCGCCTTCCTGTGATGGCTTGGGCTCCAGCCCGCCCCAGCGCACAGTCGCCTTGATCAGATCGGCGCGAACATTGGCCGGCGTCTCTCGATCCTGCACCATGCGCCAGCTCGTCTTGAGCATCTCTTCAGCCTGTAGCTTCGCCTTCATGCGGAAGCGGCCGTTGTCTTTCTTCAGCTCGTCCATCCAGTGCTTCACGTCGGCGAGAAAGTTCACGTCGTGTGAGAGCGTGTCCCAATCCTGTCTGGACAGACCGTAATCCGCCAGCAGCTGCGAGAGCGGCACCGAGCGCATCGCCACTTCCATGGGAAGCGTCGGCGGCCAGCCTATCTCTGCCGGATCAGTCTCTTTGGATTTGATCGTCGGAAGCATGGTGAGAAGTTAGCAACAAATGTGAAAGTGTCAAAAGAAAACCCGCCAGACGCTTGGCGACCAGCGGGTAAGTTAGGGAGGAAACGCATCCGGAGGAAGATTGCTCCATAGGAAGCCTGATCGTTCTACTAGCAGTCTGCTGGCATGTCAACGCCGTCCGATAGAGCTTCCACAGAGATATCGTCAGTTATGTGACTGGCGAACCTTGGCATCGTCTCAAGTTTTGAAAGCTCACGCATGATGTATGCGTGGTTGGCAGGTCCAAGTTCAAAGTTTGGGGTATTCGACCATCGCTTCGTCTTGATGGAGAGCACAAGTTCCCCATTGTTCTTTATACCGATGCTGATGTGTGCTTGAGCTATCAGTGTTTCAGTCATGGTGATATCCCTTACAACTGCAAACCAAGTATGCGCGGTCGACGCGCGAATGTAAACTAGGAATAAAAATTAAAACTTTAATAAATAGTATTCTAGGATTTTTCTGAAAAATTTTTTAGGATTTCATTTTTATAAACTATCTAAAAAATTTTTATAAATTTAACTTTTTAAAATCTATCTAAAAAATTTTTATTTTTCTACTTTCTGAAATCGACCCGATCGTGTGTGAGCTAACATGAAGAGAGGGTAGGGGCCCCCGCCTCGCCCCCTTGGCCCCCGGCAAGCCCGGAAAAAGAATTACTTTGTGGGAGGGGTGCACGGTTGTTCTATTTGGAAAAAATGTGCATATTTATTTCGTGCGGTTTTCGCACAAAACCACGAAAGGAAAACATCATGTCTAAGAAGCTCAACGCCGCTCCGGCTCTCGCCGTCGCCGCCCCTATCATCGTCAAAGACGACAAGGGCGATTATATCGCCGAGCTTGCGCACATTGCGCACGATGGCGCGCGCGGTAATCGCGCGGTCGAAGAATATATGCGCGCGCAAATGGTCGATGGGAAGCTTGCGCCCGCCATTCAGGCGGCTTGCATGAACTCCATTCTCCTTGGCACTGTCGCCGATGGATTGGTACGCTTGCCGGGATGGGCGACCAAGTCTTACGCAGATCGCTTTGCAGAGGCTTTGCGCTTGCGCCGCCTGACCGGATGGACGAAGAACCTTAAAAACGTGACCGACGACCATCGCAACGCGGGACAAGAGGCATTGTTCAGCACTGGCCGTTCGCAGCAACGTTACTATCGCAACAAGCTCGGCCTTCAGTCTCTTAATCCGCAGGGGGGCGCTCGCCCGAACGCGGGCGCGAAAGGCGCGGCGGACAAGGCCGCGACGCCGGAAGCTCCCAAGAGCGAAGCTCCCAAGAGCGGCGAACTGCTGAAGGGCGCGGCCAATGTGACGGCTGAGTCGTTCACACTTGTCGCGCCGGTCAAGACCGTAAAGGATTTTGATCATTACATGCACATGCTCGCGGAGGGCTTGAAGCGGACGATGGCCAAAAATCCTGCGGCCATTTCCGACGAACTGTCGAAAGACGTTTGCGAGCGTATCCTCGCACAGTTCGCCCGTCTCGATAATCGCAAGGGCTGACAACATGGGGCGCGTCGCAAGGCGCGCCTCTTTTCACTTGGAACTTGAAAGGATCATGCCATGTTCATTTGCTATTGGCGCGCCATCGTTCGCCCGTTTTCCATCTACCCCGGCGAACTGTCTGTCGCCAATCATCCAGACTGGTTTGAAACGTCAGATAGTGAATGGATTGTTCCGGGGACATTAGACGACATGACCATCTGGCCGCGCGCATGACCCTCGCCTTCCGCTTACACTTTATATTGTCGCTCGCGGCAATTGCCCTTAACGTTCTGCTAGGGCGTCTAATCTGAATGAAGCCCGGTCTCGCGACCGGGCTTTTTCTTTGATCTTAATCAACTGGCCCGGCCTTGCGCCGGGCTTTTTATTTATGTTTGCTCAAATAGCGACAT